CCGACCAAAGGCCGAAATAAGCGATCGTCCCCCACCCCGCGCTCGCAACCGGAAAGATGATCGCCGTCGAATTCGCCGCAACGGTCGGATTGTTGCCCGTGCTCGTGAAGGAAACCGGCCCTTGACGAGCATATGAACCGCCCGCAACCTCGTTGACGCCGGTGTCAGTCGGGTCCGCCGTGTGCAACGAAATGTACGCGGAAGTCGTGAGCGGCGTGAGAACCGCAGCTTCGCCGCCTGAAGAAAGACCAGACATCAGCCAAAACTCCGGAGTTTAGTGCGATGAAGCCGCGAGCCCGAGGCGCGCGACCAGCGAAAATTGGAGTTGAGCTTTTGAATCATGTCCTCGGCCAGCTGCTTCTGCGCCGCGGCCTGGTTCTCCTCGCCAACCGCATGCAGGTCGGCGTGCATCAACGCGGCGCACCGATAAAGAGACGGATACTTGGTGTAGACCCAGCTCGGCGTACTGTCGGCGAAGACCGGAACCTCTTGAAAATAATCGATCCGGACGACGTTGCCGTTCACGTCGTCGGGCGGCCCCCCAATGAAGATCCGGCGCCCAACGATCGTATAATAGCCGAATGTGGAATAGGGCGTGTCATAATAGCCCGAGCTTGCCTGCGGAGTCCGGAAGAACTCCTCGCGGGGCTTGTACTCGAGCGGGATGAAGCCGCTCAGCGACTGGACCGTGCTCGTAGTGGATGGCACGAGACGAACTAAGTCCATCTCGAGCCAATCGTCAGGCAAGGGCGCGCAGCAGTTGAAAACGAGCGCATCGTCGGTGTCGACCATCCGGTCGATGCGAAGCTCCTGATTGAGCTTTTCTTCCGCTGACCGGACAAACGACGTCAGGAGCGCGTCGCTCCAATCGCCGCGGTTTGCCCAGTCGGCGAGCGTCGACTTGAACGTCCCGAAATCCGAGAGCGTGCTCGTCATTTATGCTTGCCTCCGCGCGGGATCTGCGGCGCAGGCCGGCGATGAAGCGTCTGAGGCCGCGGCAAAGGCTTCTCAGCCTTCGGTGCAAAGACCTCGCGAAACCCGGCCCTTTCCTCCTTCCGCGGCGCCGGCGGCAGGTTTTCGAAAAGCGAGTTCTTCATAACGGCGCCGCCAGAAGGTCGCCCAGCCCGCCAGGCGCTAGGCTCACCCAAATGTGCGACTTCGTGTGAAGCGTCAGCGCGATCCCGGTTTGCAGGGGAAAGCCGAACCCCGGGTCAAATCCCGGCGCCTCGTCGCCGATGACATAGACGATGTGGGCCGCCTGGCTGCGTGACCAGATATGAAGCGGGCCGGGACCGAGGTCGGTCCATCCGCCGCCCACAAGTGAAACCAAGCTTGTCTCCACCGGCGGCTTGGCGTCGGGATCGACGGGAAGCTGACTGCTAGGCGGCGGACGCTCGCTCATTTGTGCTCCTCCCCGAGCCTCCCGCGCACGGTCGCACAATCCTCGACCGTCGTGATGAAGTGCCCGTTAGCCATGTAGATTAAACACTTCGTCCCCTTGACGAGATGATCGCCATCCTTACGCGGCTCGCGAACGCTCGTCACCTGGGCCGGATTGATATCAATCCGCTGCCCATTCGGCCCGGTGACATGAAGCAAGACGCTCGCCAGGAGGATGACGCTGTCCATTTATACCTTCCCCGGCCAAGTCCGCAGAAGGGCGTTATCGGGATCATTGAGCCACCTCGTCCAATCGGCGTCGTCCCAGCCCTCGAGAAGCGAGCGCTCGTAGACCTCGATCGGGCAAACCGCGACCTTCTTGAACGCCCCGGGCTGCGGCACGTCGCGAAAGGCTGCGGCATGATCGAGGATGCCGTCGATCTGCTGCTGGGTCTGGACGCGCAGGCTGAAGCGATTGTGATCGTCTTCGGTGATCAGCGTACGGCGGATTCCAAAAGAATCCTTGTAAATTGTCTTCCGTTCAGTCATAACGAAACGGCCCCCGTGTTCGAGGCGGGAGCCGTTTCTAGACACAGCAGCTCGTAAGGAGAGCAGCGATGCCCAAATCCAAATCTATCCCAAAATATGCCATTGGTCTCTGCGTCTGCGGTCGCCATCTGATGCTCAACGCCCGCTCGCCGGCCGCTTTTACCGCGGCGAGTTGCGGACCTCATGGATATTGTAGCTCTTGCAATCCAGGAGATCCCAAAGACATCAAACACAAAGGCCCATCCACGCCTGCGGAATGGAAGGCTTTCACGGCTTGGATCGAGATGCATGAGCGTGGCGATGCGCCAGTTGTCGAACGTTGGTATGTTTTTGAAAATTTCCTCGCCGATATGGGTAATCCACCACTTACTGAAAAAGAACGAAAATACTACTCTCGCATGGCTGACCATATGCGACCAAATTGAGAGGTCGCGATGCCTGCCTTCAAGGATCTCACTGGTCAACGCTTTGGGCGACTCATCGCCGTAAAATATCTCGGCGGATCGAGTTGGACTTGTCTTTGTGACTGCGGAACAAAAACCGTCGTCACTGGCCATTCCCTGAGAACCGGCCATACTGCTAGCTGCGGATGCTGGAAACGAGATGGCACCGCTATACGATCGCGCAAACATGGCCACAACAAAGTCGGCAAACGAACCCGCACCTATAGAGCTTGGGCCAACATGCTTACTCGATGCCGCAATCCGAAAAGCGGACGTTGGGAAAGCTACGGCGGTCGAGGAATCACCGTTTGCGAACGATGGCTCATTTTTATAAACTTCCTCGCAGACATGGGAGAATGTCCGCCTGGAATGTACCTCGACCGAATAGACGTCAATGGGAACTACGAACTCGGAAACTGCCGCTGGGCGACAGCTTCCGAGAATAGTAGAAATAGAAGACCTCAAAGTTGGGGTCATAGCTGGAAAAACCGCCACGATACTAGGCCTTAATACCATTCATAAGTATATGGGCCAAAGCATTACGAGTCTCAACTCCCCATTCTACCACAATCATCCTTTGCTCTGCATCTCCGGTCCTCGCCATCAAGAATTGACGGAAAGATCTAAAGAATGCTACTGCGAGATAGTCGGGATCGATAAGAAGACCAACATCGGTCGGAATCCAACGCGAAGGGATACACTTAACTCTACCGAAATCTGTTGCGAAAAGATCGACAGTACTTACAACTTCTGTTTTTCCGACCAGAACTTGCGTAGTAGATCGCCCGGTAAATGTTGAGGCTGTACGCTTCGGCCCCGGCGGCAATACCCACAATGTTGGAGATGCACCGTTCACGTACGCTTTTTGCATTGCGTCGCCGAGCATTTGTTCTGTCAATTGTATCTGATTAGCTCCCGCGACTGCAGCGAAGGCGTCCGTCGCAAGCGTGGGCAAGCCGGTCGTGTACCCAATAACCGCACCCGCGGCAGCCGAACTCTTGTCCACCGCCCGTCCAAGCCGATGCGAAAAGCCCTCGGTATTGCGTGCCGTCGTGTTGTCCGCGCCGTCGTTGCGCGCCTGCCGCGAGCACAGCACAAGTTCGATGTCCGACTTGAGCACCTTGCCCATCATCGCCATCTGATGCGCCATCTCGGACGCCTTGCCGGCTGCGTCCGATTCCTCCTGCGAACCGGAGACAGTCGCATCGCGCTCGTTGATCTGAGTGCAATTCTGCTGCCTTATGGTCGGCTGAGCAGCATTGGCCGAAAGAACAAAACCTTCGATCTGCGCCGGAATAGCGCCGGCAACAGGCAGAAATTCTGTCTGCCAGTCGAAGAAGCGGTTCTTGACGTTGCGCCGCCTCGACGCCGACATGACGGGCGTGTCGAACGGATCTATGTTGTAGATCGCCGATCTTGTTACCGTGACGCTGTTTATGCGCCACTTCTCCCTCTCTCAAGGGAGTCCAGACTATATCATCCCTTTCGGGCCGGGCGCTCGTGGGCGGATTATCCTTCCGTCACCGCCTAGTCGTTGAAGCTTCGGCCGCCCTGGCTTTCGCCTGCCTCGGCCGCTTGCCTGCTGATTGTCCAATCCCCTTTGCTTTTCAGGCCGTCGCGCTTGCCGTTGCCAGCTACGCTGTGGCGAAAGAGGCTCTAAGGAGTTCCCAGCAATTCACCCGGTTTCAGTCGAACTCAGATTGCTAATTCGACAAGTCTTCTCTATTGCCCACCGCCAGATAGGTGGTGAAGGCATTAGTTACTTTAGGCATCTGTGGAACCTCCTGGGTTAGAACATCTTACGGAACACGTCAGCGGCGTCATCCAGACTCCCGCTGTTCGCTAGTCTGCGCTGTGCTTCGTCGAGTCCTTTCCGCCGCGCATTCCCAAGGGGCGTAGCCGCGCCAGGAGGTATCGTTCGACCTTTACCCGGGACAACTGCTCGCGGTTGCGCCGCGACCATCCGGTCGTACTTGCTCGCCTTCAATAAGACGGTTAACATCCGTGGATCAAACACGGTGCTAATTTCGTGCTCGTTGAACCCTGCGCGCTCTGCGGTGCGCCGCATTGAACGAAGGTTCTTGTCCTTCTCTTCCTGCGTTTTGATCTTGTTGTCAAACAGGAACTTGGCGAAGCCCCGCTCGGCGTAGACCGCCAGCTGCCTGTCCGCCTCTTCCGCCTCACGCGCCTGGCGCTCCGCACGCATCTGCCGGGAGGCGCCGAGCTTCTGGTAAAGAAGCGTGTAGGTCTTTTGCTTTTCGCGCGCAGCGAGCGGATTCGCGCGAAATTCCGCGTCCCAGTCGTTTGGCTCCCGCGGCATCATATTGGCGACGTCTTCCTCATACGCCGCCCGCGCTTGGTCCCACATCGCCCAGTTCTGCCTCAGACGGGAGACCTCCTGCCCGACCTCGGCCTGAACATTCGCGAGATCCTGCATCCGCGCGTGGAAAGTCGCCTGGCGCACATAGCCGTTCAGCGCTTCCTGAAGCGTGACCTCGTGAGTCGCGCCGTCAACGGTTACCTCATACCTTTCCCCGCCCTCGGCGTCTTGCTCGGAAAGCCCTTCGGCGTCCCGCCGCCCGACGTCGGATGCCTCGCCGTCTTCTGCGTCGGCGAGTTCTTGATCACGTTCGAAGGACTCGTCAGCATCGAGGAGCCCGTCGCGTTCCCCTTCTTGAAGCTGCTGTCGCCGTGCGGCGGCGACATTAGCGCGTGTCTGGGAATTCGAAGCGCGCTGCTCGTTCCCCTCGTCAAGCCAACCATTGGCTACTCTCCTTTCCAGGTCAACATAGCGAGGATCCGCCCCGCCATCGGATGCGTCGCCCGTCGCCGGGTCGCCCTCGATCTCTCGAGAAGCGAACAGCGGTTGAGGCTTTTCGGCAGCCGCAATGAACTGCCCGCGATGATCCCGCGGCGGCTCCGGCTTCGAAACTTCAGCGGCGAAATCGCTCATTCATTCCCTTTTCGACATACTCTTGAGGATCGAAACAACCGCCGCTATCGCCCGTATCTGCGCTTTGAGCGCCCGTTCCGTGTCCGGATCGTCAGTCGCCATCAACTCTCCGAACCATTGCTTTTCGAGGTCAAGACACGCCTCGGTAAAGGCGATGTCCGCGAGCTTCTCGCGGGCGCCGGCGGCGAGCGCCCGAATGACGTCCTGGGGAGTTCGTTTAAGCGGCGGCGTCTGTGCGTTCATGTAGTGAGCCCCTTCACCGCCCACATCACGGCTTCCTCGATCTTCGTCCTGGCGAGCGATTGCTCGCGACCGCGAGGGACGCGCTCGTCAACAATCCCAATAAATTCGAGACCGAAGTCCTTCAGCATCTTCATGCTAATCTTCTCCTCCTCGCTAAGCACGCGATATTCGTGCCGCATCACATTGTTGACAGTCCTGTCGTCACTCGCACTGTCAATCATTTAGCCTTCCCTCTCGGTCTCTGCCGCGCCATCATCTCCTGACTCGCTCGATTAGCGCCGGCTGTGCGCTCCGCGCTCTCACGATCAGCATCCGCCGCCAACGCACCAACGACCGCCTTGCCCGTGTTCACAGCGTGCCCCGTCATTGCAGCATGGTGAGCGGCGGCAAGCCCAGTCATAGCTTGTTCATGGTCCGAAGCAAGCTTGTGCATCGCCTGCATATGCTGGCTCGCCATCTGCGCGGCCTGCATCTCCTGGTCGTTTTGCGCCTGCTGCTGATCGAAGCCTTGCTGCTGGGCGTCGTTCTGGGCGTTCGCCATGTCGACCTGCGACTTCTGGTCAGCCTGGTCGCTGTCGCTCTGGGCCTTCATCAGCTGGCCGGCGAGGGCGCCGAGCTTCGTCTGCTGGTCGACGCCAAACTTGCGCCCCTCAAGCGCGAGCTTCTGCAAGTCGATAACCGTACGAGAATGAAGCTCCTGATGCTTGAAGTCCATCTCCTGCTGCTGCTTCATCCGGTCAAGCGACTGCTGTCCGACCGCCTTTGCGCTCTCCGTCCGCACCTTCTCCAAAGCCGCCTGCGCGGCGACCGCCATCGGGTTCGGCTGCTGCGGCGCCGAGGTGATCGCCTGCAGCTCCTGCGGCGTCGGCGTTTTGAAATAGCGACCGACGTTCTTGATATTCGCAAGCGCGAGCATGTCAGTCATCGTATTCAGCATCTCCGGAATCCCGACCATTGGATTGGCCGGCCCAAAAGTTTGGAAGACGAGAAGCTGGTCCTGCTTGATCTGATTGAGCGCGAGCATGCGAACCATGTCCGAGCCCTTGCCCAGGTTCGCGTTGATCTCGACTTGCATCGAGGCGTCGAAGGCCGATGTGTCGTATGGGACAAACTTCCCATGAACGCGCAGCGTCCGCTGCTGGTTCTGGTTCTCGCAGATTTCGTTGTACAATCCTGTAAAAAGGTCTTTGAAGCCCGTCTCGCAGAGCACGCGTGCGACAAGTTCGATACGCTCTTGCGCGCCGTTAATGACCGCTTCGACGCCCAGCATAGTGCTCGACTGCAACGCCTTCGGGTCTAGCCCCTTGGCGGCGTCTGAGAGCCCCGTACGCCGCTGCAAGACGCTGTCAAGGTACTCGAGCACCGGCAAAGCCTGCTGACCCAGGAAGGGCGTGTTGGTGAAAGCGACCGCGGAATTGACGTCGCCCCTCGTCCTGATCACGGCGCCGAGGTCGTCGTTAAGCGCATCGTCGACCGTGACGACAAGCTCGTTCACCACCGTCTTCGGGTTGATCGACTCGGCCGCGCTGTCGAGAATCGCGCGCGCCGTATTCGTCTTGATCCTCTGAATATCCTGGGTGTAATCGGCCAGGCTGTCGCCCACGATCGTGTGTGAAATAGGATCGCAACCAAAATGCGCGAACCGGATCCGGTTCGTCTCGTCGTCCTCGACAATATGCCGGTCGTCGCCGATCGTCGTGATGCGCCGAAGCTCCGGCTGGCCATCTCCATCCTTGTCTATTTTTACATACCATTCCCCGAATTTGCACCCGTCGCCAATGCGCGTCCCCATAAAGCGCCCAGGATTACGAAGCTGCGGCTCGGTCGAATAGGTCGATTCCGCGGACTGGATATTGTCGAGGCAGAGGTCACGGTCATAGCCTTTGGCGATCAGCTGGTCGACCGGCACGATGCGCTCCCAGCCGACGACCCGGCTTTCCTTGAACGAACGCGCATAGCGATCGAGCCGCATCTCCTCCGGAGGCACCGCGGAGACCTTGGTCAGGGGCTTCGACACCTCGTACTCGATGATGACGCGATCATAGGTAGGCGATTGCGGAGGCATAGGAGGGGCGCCAGCGGCCATTGGCGGCCCGGGAGGAGGGGATGGCCCCATCGGACCTGAAGACGGCCCTGGAGCCCCCTGCAGAGGCATCTGACCCGCCGGTCCCGGCGAGCCCTGGCCAGGGTCCGGACCCTGCGGCGGCGCGGGCGCAGCCGGCATGCTCGGCGTCGGGTTGGGCGTCGCGGTCCGGATCGGCTTGCCCTGATAAACGACGCGCGCGCTCGGCTCTTCGCTCAAAATCAGCTGAATTTGTTCCTGGGTGATGTCGACGAACGTCTTGCGCCGGCGCTCGACGACGTCGTCAGTCCACCAAGTGACAAAGCCCGTCTTGACCGTTAAGGCATCTTTGAAAATTCCGTAAAGTATGAGGAATCCTGGGTTGTCGTTCCAAAAACAGTAATTGACGTAATCGGTCGCCTGCTCGGCGACGTTCACCTCGGCCTGGTTGCGCGGCACCAGGTAGACAGGCGCCTCCGACGCGCCGAAAAGCCGGATAAGGCTCGGCAGCAT